GCGAGTGGATCGACCTACCACGCGACGCGGACGAAATGCAAGCGGCGCAGGATAAAATTATTAAATCATCGCCGGCAGTTGATAGCGATGAGTTATTTATCGCAGATTATGACAATTGCGCCAATCTCGGAGAATATCCAAATTATGATGACCTTTACGAGTTGGCGGCGGCTTATGACGCTTGCGACGATCCGGAAATTATCGACGGCTTAATATCATACGGCTTGAATATTTCCGAATTAGCCGGCGCGGTCGATGACGTTTCAATATATGAAGATTGGGATAGTTTAGTGGAAGATTACGCGGAAATATATCACGGCGAGTTTATCAATAGCAGCTCCGGCGTATATTTTGATTATGAAGCGTTCGAGCGTGATCTAAAAATCGAATTAACTCATTTTGAAACTAACGGCGGCGCGGTAGGCGTTTTAAATGCTTAAAATCAAAATAACCTTATTTTTAACCGGCGTTATCGTCATGGCTTGGATCATGGCGGTAACGTCTTTATTAATCTTTTTAAACTAGTGGAGAAATAAAAATGAATACATTACCAATAAGCGACCTTGTTCGCTCTATTAAATACAAAGGCTATACGATAAACATCTATAAACAAGCGCCGGACTTTCCGGAAGTGTTAAATGATGATTTTAATTTTGATACTACTGAATTAGATATTTACCACTGCAAAGGCTCGTACGCTTACGAGATATTAAACGGCAATAATGACGTAGAAGAATACGACGATCAGTCCATGTATGACGTCGGCGCGTGTATAGAAAACGCGAAAAAAGAAATTGATTATTATTAATAAACTAGCGGAGAAAACAAAATGACAAAAAAATATAAAATAAAAGAAATGTACATCAATAAATATCCCCATTTAAAGGGAGTAGTTTTTGATAGCGATGATATAGACGTTATGCAAGATATTTTATCAATAACGATGGATATAGAAACTGCCTTCGAGTTCGAGGAAATGGATTTGCAACAGCAGTGCGAATTTATCGGGAGAAATGCAGACACTTGCGGACAAATTATAACAGTAGGTAATTGTAATAATAAATATAAATATACTGAATTCGGCGGGATAGATGAGTTCGAGGAGGTGAAAAATGATTAAACAATTAAACTTCGTAAGAAGCCAGCCAACATGGGCGCTAAAGAATATGATAAAAGCCTTATCGTCGCTTAGTGCACTTAATACGCTCGAAGAAGATCAACGGTTATGTGCTGCCGAGATCGAATTGAAACGCCGACTAGGCAATAAATATAAACATGGAGAATATTATGACAAATATTAAAACACAAATTGACTTCGGCGGCTTCTATCACTCAATACACAATGACGTAATAGTACGCGAAATTGAAGCCGTTATTTGCGATGATGACGGTATTATTTTTGATGATTGCGAATATGAAGTTAATTTCAGTAAAACTCATCATAATTATATCAATCATTATTGCAGGTTATTCGAAGATTATTTAATTAATGAATACGATCTTAATATTAATTTTAAAAATCTTAATTTATGGTCGCCGCGCGAATATAATTTCGAAACTGACTCAATTACATGCGAGATCACGCCAGCCGAGCACGATAAACTGACTAATCATTTTAGAAAAGATGATGAATTTTTAGATTATCTAACCGAAGCTACTAAGTCTTACGACGGCTTTATTTCTTATTATACTATAGATGACGCCCTGCGCGATAAAAACGGCATGCTTAGCGTCTATATATTGCGCTATCTTGCCAATAAATTCGAAGATGATGAATATCATAGTTTTTATGAATTTACTGATATTGAGTTTAAATATTTAAGAAATACATGGAACGAGTACCTAGCGGAATGTGAAAAGCAAGGCAATCTATTTGCATAATTTTATTCTACTAAGCGCCGTATATTACGGCGTTTTATTGAATAAAGTTTATTATAAATTTTATTCTATTTTGATAACTAAAAACGCGGAGTAATAAAATGAAACTATATCAAAATGATAATGACGTAATATTTTTAGAAACTACTAAGCCGAAAAGATTTATCTGCTATCGAGATAATCAAATTATCGGTCAATTACGATACGATAAGCCGGTTAATACTGTATATCAATTACGCGATGACGCGCGTTGCTGGTATGAAACGTGGCTTAAAAGAATTGATGATCGTAACGTAATAAACGGGAGTATCTAATATGTTTTATCAAACTATTAAATCATATCGGCCTATAAGATGGAGGGTTTTAAAATGCTTGAAGTTTTATTGCCTTTAATGGCTGCGATGTTAATTTTTAAACTATTCGATAAGGAGTAATGTAATGATAAAACAATTATTTGATGATGAAATATGTTGCCATTGTGGAAATGATTGCAGTATAGGATCCGGAAAATACATAAATAGATATGAATATTATAGTGATGAAGTAGAAGGTTATGTCTGCTCGGATTGCGAAGCGGAAAACGAAAAACTCATGGAAGGAGAAATAAAATGAGTAAATATATAGATTATTATACAGACATATCGGGCTATAAAGATAAGCAAAAATCATTAAATGAATATGGTCATGAGAAACTGACCGACTTGTTAGAAGATACATTAGAAGAACTATTAGATACCAAATATATCATAGACGTAATAGGCAAGGATAGTTACTTAAAAGATAAATTCGCAGATATTCGTTTAGATATGATTGATTTAATTACGGGAATTATAGAAAGGAAATAGTATGCACACATTAGAAAAAATAAAAGAGATAGTAATAGAGCTATCACATAGATTAGCAGATGAATTAGATTACGAGGACAACTTACAATCTAAACTACAAACGCTTTTAGATTATTTAGATAGAAAATAACTCACGAAATTCCGAAATAGTCCGCTAGGCTATCTAAGGCGCGTTTTAATAGCTTCATCGAAACGCGCCTACTATTATAATCTTTTTCATCTAAACTCGTACACGTACCACCCTCAATAACTACAAACTGTATTACGCGAAATAGATCACTAGGTAATTTACGCGTCATTCGCAAAAACTCACTAAATCCGATATTGATACTTTCCGTAGAATTACCGCCGCCGTCTACGCGCACGTCGTATTTCATTGAATTACTTTTCGCGCCTTTACTATATATAGTCAATAAATACTGCGCCGTATTGTATTGTTTACTATCGATATATCCGCGCTGGTAATAACGATCTATCAAACTTTGCGATAAGATACGCCGGCGCAATTGGCTGCCAGCCGTTAGGCCGGTCGCTTCATCGCGATAATCTTCGCCTGCTACGCGCTCGTTAGTACCGAGATCACTTCGTATTTTTGATTTACTCATTTCTGCGGCGGCTTATTAAGTAAATCCTTCCAATCAATATCGCCTACCGTTTTCTCGGCTTTATCAGTCGCAAGTGCTCCAGCAAGCGCTAAATAGTTTATAGCGTCTACAAGGCTATCTTCGTCGTATTTATTTAAATCTAAGCGTGCTAACTTTAACTCGACCATAAGCATGGCGCACTGATAAGGCGTATGCTTTTCACCATGCGACTGGGTGAAACGTGCCGACATACGATCAAATAAATCTATATATGATCCATATTCTCGACCGCGTAAATTCAATAGATGATCGGCTTGTTTTAATATAGTGCTAGGTTTCCTAGAATGGGACGTCATCGTCATAGAAATTTTCTCCTTCATTTTGTGGTTGATTAACTTCGATTATTTTCGGCGCAGTTTTAAATTTTTTCTCAACTGTTACTTTTACCTTTTCATAATCTTCGAGTATTACAGCTATCTCCGCTAAGCAGTAAACAGCAGTAAGGTTCTTATAAATTCTTTTGGCGTTATCTAATTCTTTGCAATCCTTAACAATGCCATAACGACTCGGCGGTAATTTACCGTCGACCGTCCATATATCCGGCTTAGGCACTAAATCATTATCTTTAACGAATTGGGCCATAGCGTTTAATCCGCGCTTGCATATCTCGGATCGCTTTTGCAGCATTTCTATTGACTCTTTATCCTCGCCGGACGTTTGAATACAATATTTAAATTTACCTAGCGCGATATGAAATCTTTTCGCTATATCATCATCGACTAATTCTTGCAACTTGCCATGCCCGTATTGACGATCCAATTCTTCTTGGCACTGCAAGTAATCTTCTATTACGTGCCAGAACATTTGAGTCTTGTAAGCGGCTACTCCGATATACGAAGAATTACGATTAAAAAAATCATATAAATTCATTGTCATTTTAAATCTCCTTGCGCACTGACATCTTTAGACTGCGCACCACCCCTCCGGCAGTATATATAGATATACTGTCGGGGGCGCAGTTCACGTCTAATTTGCGATATGTGGCTCTCACTATGGTTTTTAGGGCGATTTAGTGCGCATTTCTTGGATAGTATTTTGCGCACCTTTGATTGATTTTGCCAATTATGGCTCTCATCAACGTATTCAAGCATTTTTTTCCTTCCTTTCACTTCATTTTTGCGCACCTGCGCACCCCTATTTTTTTAGACGTGCGCTAGAGCGCAACTGCTGGCACAACATCGCCTGCAATGACTATATTTACGACGCCAGTTTTTCGGCTGGCTGGATCGGTTTTACTTTTATCGATCTTTTTCTTTTTCAATACGCCCTGCTCTAACCACGTATTAATCATCTTTTTTACCTTAAAGAAATTAGCCTTATCGGTTATATCGAGTTCTATTTTTTCTGCTATGAAGCTATGTATACTCATTTTTGTATCGGTCGTTGTGGCACTGGCCGACTCGTATAAATAGTAATGTGTATTTTTGATCGCGTCGTATAGCTTATGTATTTTGTCGTCGCTAAAGCCTTCAAACGTCGCTGGAGGTACATATTTTTCGACGACGACTATTTCTTCGCCTTTTTCGCCTATCTCCGCTATACGATAAGACGTTTTCTTATACCACTGTATTTTCTCCAGCGGACGCGCTAAGTTGTTTTTAGTACCACTCTCGATCTTAAAATAATCTATGTGCTCGACGCCAAGACTTTCACCTTCTTCTTTTGTACAGCGATTAAGGATACGCGCCGAACGTGCAGCGGCTATAAGACTGCCGCCCCCTCTCGCGTCATCGATCGATACTTCCATAGCTTTTTGTAGCTTGCGGGTATGATGTACTAATTCTATAGCGCAGTTATGTTTATCGGCTAACATTGAAAACTCGCGCCCTATTTTTGCAAAGTTTTCGACCGTTTCGCTGGCGGTATGTATATTGGCAAGTGGATCGAGTATAACCACGTCTAATTTGTGTTCGTCTATAGCGCGCTCTAATCTATCGTAATCAAGTCTATTAATAACGCCGCTATCTCCGATCATAATATCGATAGGCGCGTCCCTACCCGATAATATATGCAAATCATATAATTGTTCGTCAGTTAGCTTGTAATGTTGCTGGATTGCATATACGCGTTTTAATATTTGATCGAGCGGATCTTCGGCGTTGTAATATGCGACGTTTGATTTTTCGACGTATTCGCCGAGCAGACTGACGCCGCTTGCCATACTCACTGCTTCGACCAGCGATAGCGCAGATTTTCCTATGCCACCAGGACTCGCCGTAACCGAAAAGAATTTCTTTATGTAATGTCGGCCATATACGAATACAGTCGGAGGTAACGACAAGGGATTTAGCTTCTTCCAGCGTTGAAAGGGTAAACTAGGGAAATCCTTTTCATCACTGGTCGATGATAGCGCCACGTTGCGAGGTATGTTGCGATCATGGATAATTGTGGCGTTATCTCCAAATCCCTTGTTTCTAGCGGTATTGATTGCGATTTGCACTTCGTCTTGTGTTTGCGCGCTCGAATATCCAACAAGCGTGATATCTTGCAACATGGCTTGTATTTCCATATCACTCATACCACGACTTACTAAGGAAGCGACGGCACTTATCATATTTGTATGCCAGTTGTCGCCCGCTTTTATTCTATTGATTGTATCGGATATATCTAGGCGTTGTTTATTGCTGCCTAGCTCCATTCTAAATGGCTTGGCATATTCGTAAGGAAACTTATTTGTCAGAGTATTTATAGTCTGCGAATTATTACCGTATACTCTTAAAACTGTTTCCTCACGAATACGTCCTTTTTTTAATTTCGTAGCTGTAGGTATATTTAGCGTGCCGGCCAGTCGTAAAATCCTGCTGGGATTGCATACTGATGAGTCGCTTTGTAACTTCTGTGCCACGCCCCTTTGCAACTCTCTCCACGCTTCCATATCATATAATGGCTCGTTAATACCAAAGTAGACGTGTCCGCGTTTCGGTTGCATGCCGGTATATACGGCAAAGCTATGTAGATTTTCTTCTTTTAAAAATTTACCTAGGATATCGACGCTCTCGACTGTATCGCAGTCGCAAAAGCAAAAGAATGAAGCGATTACGTCATCATCTTTTGTTGCGCCATTTTTTGTCTTACTAGGATTGACCGTAACGTAAGCGTTATAATCTTCCTTGTTATACTTAGTGGCGAATTCTACGGCGCTGTCTATTTGATCGGGTGTGTATTTCTGTCTTTTATTTAATGTATCGTTTTCTCTCTCTTTGATACAACGTATCTCGAAGTATGCTTCAGTATCAAGTTCTGTCCACCTACTAGTCAAAACCTGCAAATGTTTTCTGATATGTTCTTCGTTGATTTCCATGTTGCACCAAAGAGAGCGTGATAGCCGCCGGGAGAATGGGTGTATAATACGGCTATCACTTTTTCCTAAAACTCGGCCACTTCCATATCGCTATCTTCTGCGCTTATCTCCACTTGTGGCACACCGGCTTGTTTTGCTTCGAGAACGAATGGACGATCCACAAATTCTACGACCTCAAACTCTGGCGCAAATGTGCTCGTGCCTTTCTTAAATTTTAACTCGGTAGCGCCAGTCATTTTAACGACCGGTAACTTACCGTCCGCTTTGCCATTTAATGCCTGCTGTATACTGCGCATGCCTTCTATGACTGCTGTACCACTTTGACGCCACATATATAGCTTCTCGTTTATGCAACATGGGATTTCGATACCCTTCTTCCAGTCGTCGCCGGGTCTTGCAATCCATGTAACGAGGTTGGGGTTCCAAGCCCACTCGCTGCTTCCGTCTGCGAAGCGCTGCCAGCCAGATCGCATTTCATAGATATCCATAATGACGCCAGTCTTTTTTATAGTCGCGCACACTTTCTTTTCGCCGTCTTGATTGACGTAGAATGATTGCGCTGGTACTTGACCGTCGCGTGTACCTATTGCTGTATATTGTAGCCAGCCTTCAATAAGACTGTCGCTACCGTTGCTTTCGTTAAGATTGATTTCAAAGTTCATTGTTTTCTCCTTCTTGGTTATAAAACTTCTTCATGTGATCTTCTCCCACCCAATAGAAATTATTTTGGATCGGTATACACTGCCGCGCTTGATCCGGTGTCATGGTGTCGCAAAATCTATCCAGTCTATTGATTGTCAATCGTGCTTCTTCCATAATGTGATCCGGATCGCCGTCCTCTTTAAAATCAAACTTAGATTTTGTAACGTAGAGGAATTTGACGGTGTAATTAGATTTTGCCTTTTGGTATATAGAGCGTTGTAGTTGATGATCTGCGCTCATTGTACTTGGCATAGCTGCTGTTGTTTTGAGATCGATAATCTGACCGCTCTCTGGAAACACGAGATCAAGAAATCCAACTATTGGTATCGACCAATCATTCTTTGTATCTATAAAATCAAATTGGATTTTCTCTTGCTTGCCGTCCTCTGCAAATTCTGGCTTGCCATAATCTTTCAAGGCTTCATAGCTTTGCCTAATCATAGGCGGTATATTTGTCGCTTCTTTCAATACTCTGTCATCGGGTATAATGTAGAGTTGATTAAATCTGTTTATAGCGCGTTCGATAGCTGCTTCGACGTCTAACTTTTCTAACAAGATTGCAGCGATCGCGTCCTCGACAATAATACCTCTGTGCATACTAGGCGACGCCTGCTGCTTTTTACCAAAGCCATACTTGCATATAAACATCGGTAGATCGTTCTTAAATAGAGATAGCTTTGAAGCAGATACGTTGGGCTCAAAACCTTTTTTCAGATCTACCCATTTCTGTATACCCGTTAAATTCTTCATTTTACCTCCCTTAATTTTTCTTTTGATAGATGATACATGTCATTTGGCGTGACTTGCCAGTTGGTGTACTTGACAATTTTTGCCATAACTTCTCGGCGTGGTATGCGAAAGGTATCAGTATCGGGATCGGCTAAATAATTATACAAAGTTTGTCTTGTGACACCCAGTCTATGCGCAAACGTAGTGGGACGTATTTGGTTTTTATATAGATATTCCGCGAGTTTCATAATTATCCTTACTGTTATATGGATAATTTCGTATTGGTGTGAATACGAATAATTATTCACAATATGATTTTGTTGTCTACAAAATGTTTTCGTTTCTGTGGATAAGTTGTCTAAGTTTATTGAACAATTTTGTCAATTTCATAGTATGTACTTCGCGGAGTCAAAAACTATGGAGTACAAAAATGGATCAAGAAATACTATTTAATGGTGTTGGCCAAAGGTTGGCCGATTTAATCACACACTCAAATATAAAGCAGATTGATATTGCGAAAGCATTAGACGTCGACCCGTCTGTCGTCAGTCATTGGATCACTGGCAAGCGGCACATGCCAACTTCAAAGAAAGTTGAATTATGCGCTTTTTTGGAAGAAAAAAATGGCGAGGTATTTCCACTAGAGGAATTAAATACATTTGACTGTGTAATACCAATAAAAGGCGAAGTGCAAGACAGCTGGAATATCATTGATTATGATACATTGTCAAAGGAGAGAAAGTTACGAGTAAAAAATCTTTACTTTCCACCCGATACAGTGGGGTTTATTTTTCAAAATAGTAACAAATTATATTGGCGACACAATGCAATATGGGTAACTAGGATTGTTCCTGGACGTTGGGTAGATAAAAAGGAAGTACACCCGCACGCTGACTCACGTTTATGTATGTTAAAAGTAAAAGGCGGCAATAAGTTTCTTGCTGTACCAAACATTGCCGGCAAAAGAACAATTACAAGTGGAGAAGGTCATAAGTCCACTGTGCCATCATATAATATTGTAACTATGGGGAATGGCGAATTGGTATTGAAAGATGTAGAATTAGACTATGCAATACCAATTATCGCCGGTATACCAAACTGGCAAATACTTGAAAAAGTATTCCACCCCAATCTTGATTAGATAAATCCCGGATCGATTTCCGTATTAACGCGCTTCTTCACTAACTGATCTTGGTCAAATTTAGTGTATACAGAAGCCGTTATTTGGGATCCAATCGTGTGCCCGATAAACTGCTGTAGCTGTTCCTCTTTTACCTTAGTAAATTGATCGCCGAGCCGGTGTCTAAAATTACATACATAAAATCTACGGAAAGCATGGAAGCCATATCCCTTTGGGTTTCTTGGGTAATTAAAAGGGTATTGTTCGTCGTTATGATATTTATCATATACCTTCGCCCATAACTTAAGATATCTATTCCGTATACCACGATCAGAGAAGCTATAGCCTTGTGGAGTCTGTAAAATCCAGCGCCACCTATTATCCTCGCTCTTATCTGCCTTTCGCGTTTCACTATGCACCTTTTCTATGTAAGTCATTTCTTTATCGCCAAGCAGTCTTTTCTTTTGCAATAGTAATTCTGCAAGAAAATTATCGTTGAGGTCTATCTTTCGATATTCATCTTTACGTCCAACATCAGAAGGCTTGATCTTACTATTCTTAATTTTTAAGTACGCGTGCTCATTTCGTGGCTGCACGATATCGTCCCAGGTAAGCTGTCGTATCTCATTGATACGTGCCCCAGTATATGCAAGCAAAATGATAAGCAGTCTATCTGTAGGATTGTCCGCTTCCCTTATGAGGCGTTTTATGGGGTGGTGTTGGTTGTTCACACCCGCAGGTAGTTCTAGTTCAAAATAACCTACTTCCTGCTTCTCGGCCTTCGGCACTGGCTTGGTGGAAGGGTGCGCCTTCAATGGATTGTGCCGTACGTTGTATTGCTTCTTTGTAAGTGCAAAATCAAGAAGCTGCTGCATTTTCTTCTTTACACGATTTCGTTTGTCGACTCCGCGTTCTTCCTCGATCTTCTTCAGTATGTTATGGACGTCATCAAACTCTAAATTGTTGTAGTTTTTTATGTGTCCAAAATACTCGTTACAGTTTTTCAGTAACACACTATCTTCTTCATACGTACGTGCCGATAATTTTTCTTCTCTCCTCATAGTCATAAAATCTTGAGTCAGATAATAGAAGAATTGATCTTGTTGCACTTCAGATAAATCATCGAAAAGTTTTGTCAAAAAATCTTCTTCTGATATATTTGCAGGCTTTTGTTTCTTCTTTTCAACACCCATAATATCGTCCCAACGTGCACGTTGTCCGTTGAATTCATATTTGATTATGAGGTCGTTTTTTTGGTAAGTCCTCGAGTGTGAGGTTTCATTTATTAAGTTCATGTTTTTAACTCCGCTGTTTATTGGTCAAGTAAAACATAAATTGTCATTCTCTGCAATATTAACCGTATCAATAGTTTCAACGAATAAATATTCATGTGGACAAAACAAGTCCGGTGCAGTAATTTATCGATACCATTTTGCCTTTGGCAATTGAGTACACCGGTCTTTTTAACGTGGTACAGAATTGGCAAAAATAGCTATTTTTTTGGCAAATCGATAGTAATGGCATAATTTATATTTCTCCTATAATCGTTATCAGACAACGGTTTAGAGAATTTAGGAGGGGTGGCTGAGTGGTTGAAAGCACCGGTCTTGAAAACCGAATAATTATGCGCTTCAACTACACAAATCAAGGTTTTCTCCCAAATAAATTGCAAATCTGCAATTCTCCTTAGATATGATTTTGGCAAGATACTGCACTGGTCATACCGTTGTGTAGACAACATCTCAAGCATATTTCATGCTGTATTGAAAGTCAACAATTATTTGACCGGTGCTCTGAAATAGACTAGCTGATAAAGTTATGAAAAATTATTCGGGATTACCACTTGTGTAATTTTGTAGATAGAATTGATCTCTTTGTCCTTATATCGTCGTGGCTCGTCATCGCCATGATCGACAATAAATACGTCATCTTCTTTTGTGATTACTGTACCCGGTTGAAACGACCGTTGAACAACATCTTCGACAATCTTACCCTTGTTTTTCTTTACAGTATATTCCATACAAATGAATACAAGATCACGATTAAATTCATACGGTGCATTTGGTACGGAAAGCGCTAACATATCTTTTTGCAGCCACTTATATGTGTACGGAACACGTATAGCAATCATATCAGTATCGTTAATTAGATCGACCTTATCGATGTAATCTAGGCTTAAATCTTGATCGTGTATGATTGTATTTTCGCTGCCTACTGTTAGCTTGCTTATCTTAGTTGCTGATATCTGTAGATTAATATTTGGTATCTCCAAGTTCATATCTTTGTATATACTATTTACTGGTATACCCAGTAGCCTTGACATACGTTCAACGATCTCGGGATTTCTTGGTTTTTGTATACCATTCTCATAGCGCATATAGGTCGCTTGTGAAACGCCTACACTATTGGCCATATCTATTTGTGTTATACCTTTATCCATGCGACACTGTGCGAGTCGCGTAACTTTTCTTACACCCATGATTTTTTCTCCGCAAATTATACATTTAGAAGTGTATACGAATAATTATTTATTGCAATAAAAATCGGCAATCATAAAATGTTAGTATGAGATTGAAAGATTATTTATTAGAAAATGATATAACAGCAAAAGATTTTGCATTATTACTTAGTGTTTCGCCTAGTAAAGTTTCACGCTGGTTGAATGGAAAACATGACATATCTTTACAAGACGCTTATCGTATACTGTATTTCACAAACGGCTATGTAACACCTATAGATATGCTGGGAGATGTAGATATAGACGAGGTATACCATTGACCAATTCACGATCTATTGGACGATCCTTTGAATATAAAATCATTGGCATGCTGACAGATGAATTAGGCACGTCTTTTAATTTCAAACGTGATATTGAACAATATAGGGAGAGAGATTTGGGAGATGTTATCTCCGACAATGATAAGTGGCCATTTCTAATAGAATGTAAAAGACGTAAGAATGGCACGACTTATAGTTTGGATTGGGTGGATCAAGCAAAAAGAGCAGCCGAGAAGTGTAATAAAATACCGGTCGTTATTTATCAATTAATGAGATCGCCAGTACGATGTGTTGTTGATTTGAATGTGATATTAAAGGCATTTGACTGTCCAACTGCTTGTTTCCACGAAAACTTGATAGAATTACCGTTGGAAACTTTTTGTATGATAGCAAGGGAGATAATGCAAGATGAAGTGTTGGCACTGTAATACAGAATTAATTTGGGGTGGGGATCACGATTGTGATGAACACGATTTTATGATGGTTACCAATCTGTCGTGTCCGTCATGCGACGCTTTCGTGCTTGTATATTTACCAGAGGATTTAGATAGCGACGATCAAGATAAGCAAGATAGCAAAAGCTAAAATTTTACCTTTCTTGTTCATTTTTCTTTTGCACTCACAAGGAACAATGTCAGTGAATTTGTCTAGTATTTTTATATATTGTGTTTTTATTTTATCTATCATTTTTTTTCTCTATCTTAATGGGTTTGAATTGTTGAGTTCTATTTCTTCGATCTCAAGTTTTAAGAGTTCTAATTCTTTTGTATTGACCGATACTATTGTATGAGTTTCTGAGAGTTCACTTTTTATTGTTGCTATTTCAGTATTTATTTCTCTTACTTGCTCGGTCTGTCTATTAATTAATACGTCCTTTGCGGAGTCTATTTTATCCAGGAAGCCGTCTTGTCTTGCGATCAATCCGTTTTGTACTTCATCGATCTTTTCGTATACTGGTTGCAGATCGACTGTTTGCTCTACTATGTATTCTCTTTGCTCTAATTGTGAAAGGCGATTTTCAAATACACCCCAAGCGTAAAAGCCACCGCCTAGAACAGTAGTAGATGAAATTACGGCTATCAACGCTGAGTAATATTTTTTAACAAAAGCTAGTTCCATTTTAATCTCTCAATTTCCTTTTTAAGTTGTGATTGTTTTTCTAAGTTTATGTTGACGGCCTTTTTATGTTCTTCCATAGGATCAACTATGAAGGCAGTCTGTTGAACAAAAAAATCGGCATTATCAAGAATAATTGGTTGATCTAAGTAAACATCTTTTACTTCATAAAATTCACGATCAATGAGTAATGGCTGATCTTTCAGTATACCTTGTAAAGTTTTTGCGGTTTGCAACAAATATTTGTCGATATCTTTTACAACGACTTCCTGCACCACTAGATCAAGTGAAGGATTTATGGAATCTGTTACTACCTCTATGCTCTCTTTCGGCTCTTGTAGCGCTTCTGTGAGCGAAAAATTTTCAGTTGCTAAATCTTCGCTAGGCATTTCTTGGATTTCTTCTGTTGTTTCCTCTACAAATTCAGTTTCTTCAAATTCTTCTTCGTTTCCTTCTTCAATCACGTCATCGCCCTCCCCTAAGAAGATAGGCGCTTCTTCTTCATCTTCAAAAAATGGCATAGCTTCGATTGACTCAAACTCGTACATCAACGGTGTGGTATCAGTATCTTCAAATAAAAACTCTGGAGCAAATTCCATAAAGGGCATGTCGTCGTATGATGTATCTATTGGTTCATCATATATAAGTTCGAAGTTATCAAAATCATCATCAATATAAAATTCACTGAAATCATCTATCCACTCGTCTACGTCAAAATCTAGGTTCTGTTCTATATCAAACAAATCGTTTGCCATTTCATCAAAGGTTGCATTATCAAATATAAATTCTTCGTAAGTCATCACTAGGCTAGCACCTAATAAATTTGGGCCTTGTTGTGATTGATTGGTGTAATTATTGTCAGTAGCAGTCCATGACCAATCTACGTTGTTTGCGCCAACATCAGTAAAGATCAAAGTATCTGTATATTGTCCACAATCGGCTGTAACACCAGTCGAGTTAGTGCCAGGATAACCATTACAATTACCTTGAAAACCACTGATCTCCGTTCGTGTTTGTGTAACTGTAGATAGGACATTATTAGCATTATCTTTCAAAGTAATGGAAATACTATGTGAGTCGTTTGCACCACCTTTAGACTCGCAATTACCTTGATTACTCTCACAATTTGCTACGTCGATATTGCTTTCTAAAGTGATCCCATTATCCAGCATGGTTTGTGTAATTGTATCGCTATATAGTTTTATATTATCAGCGGATATTGTCGCTGTACCAGTTACCTCAAAATCTCCACCAACATCATATTTATACCCACAATTAGCTTGTTGTGCCGGGCATGTTACAGTAAATCCGTTGATATTATTGCCATTGTAAACAACACCACTTCCACCGCTATTTATCATATCAGTAGATGATGAGTTCCAATCTACACCACTATTAGTGTTCGGTAATAAATTATCAGTTTGTGCCGCGTGCCCCACACTCATAAACACGCCCGTTAATAACAATAAAGTGCCGAGTCCAATATATTGCCATCTCATGTGCCCTCGCCTATTGTTTCTAATTCACAATGGTGTTTTATTACCAGCTTTTCTTGATTGACATCTTCTGCCTTACCTTCCATGCCAAAATCTTCATATAATCTTAGTGAGTCTGCATGACCAGTGAGGTTGCAACTATAAAAATCCATAAATTTTACTGAATTAGTAAATTCTGGTAAACAGTCTATTTCACCGTCCAGGGAACATATCTTTAAAATTAAAACCCACTTTGCTATCATCTTCCACTCGTGTGCATGTTTTGTTGGCTTCTATACTTCTCTAGTATCTTTTGTTGTTCTTTCCAGATTTCGTAGTCCCCGCGCAATTCGGGCATGGCAATATAGACTCTTTTTGCCGCTTCTCCGATCAATGAATTACCGTTTAGCGAAATCGGGCAGTAAGTCCCAGATTGGAACATACTGTGCCATACGAGAGGATCAGCTGTACATAAACGGCTGAGTGCTGCTACCTTCATTCCTTGATCGTACAACAGTTTACTCATCAATCTCGCTTCGCATAAATCATCTTTTTGTGTTATGCCAGTTGATACACCAAAATTAAATGTGCTTACACCTGCCGACATCGTTATGGAGCAAGTCGAGATACCGTTGCTCAACGGTGGCGCACTACTTGGACTAGGACTCGATCGTACATTTGATGTGCTATTTGTTGTGCTGCTTTGATCGACTGCTGTAGCGGCACTATAGTTATTGGTAGTGTTACTTTCGTAGCCCCCCTCAATCGCCGTATTCGATCCGCTCGAAGTAGTCTGATTTGTATCTGCTCTTACGTCGTTGACAATAACAGCAAGTGTATAGACTACTATGATCGCCCACATAATGTACGCTAATATTTTATCAAATTTTGTTGGTTTCATTTTTTTAACTTGTTTAGTGTATTCATGCCAAATGACCCTGCTGTTATGGTCAATATGATCCACCACACCTCAGTCGGTGCTTGTTTTAGTATTTCCCAACCCTTTACCATGTGTGGCTGCGTTGGCTCGAAGAAAGTTGCCGCAATAACCGCACACCAAAAAATTACTAAAAATTCATCTTTAAACGATTTCGACATACCATCTGCTTGTGCTTTGCGCACATCTGCTTCTGCTTTCGCTATCGCTTTTTTAGCTTCTATTTCTGCATAATCGATTGACTGCCGAGCCGCTATCTCGGCGTTTTTTTGTATGGATTTCAGTTCTTGCTTATGCTTTACACCGTCAACGACTTTGGTTACAACTCCCAAACCTATTTTTGCTATGGGGCTTGTTAGTAAGCCTAATAATGGAAAGGCCATTTTACCCTCCGTTAAATATTCTCATTAAACCTACGATAAGTGCGACACAGCTGCCGATCCATAGTACGCTTTTGACAGCACCGCGACCATAGGACATTTCTAATTTTAGTTTCATAATATCGTTGCTGTTTTTTTCTACTGACGCGTGAATGTGCTCCAACTTATTAGCAAGGTGGCGCATAGTAATTTCTGTATCTGACATTATGTGATCTCTCTATGGTCAGTAATCAGCACATTTGTGCCATCATTACTTGTAAGTCGTAGAAATGAGGTAGTTGTTGGGTCTGCTCCACTTCCAAGATTTTGTGGCTTTGTTGACGTTACAGTTGGAAATGTTACTTTATGGTCGCCCTCTATAGAGTAAACTCTTAACTTTTGGTTATTAGCTGTTGCACCACTTGTTGTATGCTCTGAAACATAATAACTGTCATCATTTTCAAGTATTCTTATGTGTTCAATAGTCGCAGCGTTAGAATCTGCACAAGTATATGTGCTAGTACCAACTCTTTTTATAGTTCGTAAATCAAATCCACTCTCTAGGAAATAATGATGTATTTTTGTTTCGCCGCTACTAACTGTTTCTTCAATAACAACCATGTTAGTGCCGTCTGCGGAAATATCAGATTGTATGAAACCAGTCTTACCACCTCCCCCAAATGCCGCTAAATCAGTACCGACATCAAATGATGATTCTAAAGCAAGTGTGCTAGTTATATCATAAGCAGAGCTTAGTGTTATTACAAAGTGGCTCGTAAAATCATTTGATGAAGAATTACCATGCCTTTGATTGGCTAAAAATAATTTTGTACCGTTTGAGTTAAATCTACCCGTAGAGAATAATAATCCAGTGCCACCGCTATCGCCTAATACTGTGTCTAAGTTTACAGAATTTGCCGCTGTGGTGTTTATAGTGCTGATATTATAATTACTTGTAAGGGCATGTTCGTGTAAATCGTCCCCTCTTATTAGAATTAATTTTGACCCGTCTGCATTAAATTGACCACCTTTTTGTGCATTAGTGCTACTCATATCTTTGGATTGAACATGCGAAGCACTGGTAAGCAAATAATTTGTGCTTAAGTTGTATTCGTGAATTGGTATATTACCAGCGTCCTCCACTAAATAAAATTTACTACCGTCATCATTAAAAAAACTACCTTGTAAATCTTCGCCAGAAGTTGCAATCTGTCCACTAAATGATGGGTCTGTTCTGCTGTTTTGTTGTAGTAAATCAAATCTCTTACCAACATTTTTTAGATATAACTCAATGGAGCTACCGGCACTGATATTACTATAAGTATAGGTGGTATCACCCGAAAGTGTGTGCGTGAATTGCGTGTTTGCCGACCAATCAATAGCTGTTGATGTACCGCTTAGTGCTGTAGGAGCGGAGGCACTACCACCACCAAAATATGTTTTTGCGTTGGCGGCTGTAATCTTTCTATTTGTGCCACCTGCTCCGTCATCGACAATAAGCAAGTCAGCGTCAGCAAGTGTTGTTGTTGCTGTGCCGCCATCAATATCTAAGGCTGTAAGTGGTACTGCTGTAATTGTATTACTTGCACCGCTTATGCTTTTGTTTGTTAGTGTCTTAGTTGTTTGGGATAAATATGTGTCAAACGTGTCGACAGTTGTTTGTCGCATTGTAGAATTATCGTTGGTAACGATTCCGTCACTTCCTGCAACTGCGGTAGTTCCGGGAGAAGTGTCACCGTCCATGAGGTTTAGTTCTGCACCAGTTGCGGAAACTGTCGTAGAGCCAATCTGTAGATCGCCGTCCGCAATAGAAACTAATCCATTACCATTAGGGGTGAGTGTTATGTTTCCATTGGTGTTGGTGCTTGATATAGTATTTGAATCAAGTTGCAGGTTGTCTACCTTGATTGTCCCTAATGATGATGTGCCTGCATTAAGATCGGCTAAATGGGACATTAACTCACGTATAGCGTTATTTACACCACTTGGCGACATGCCCTCGTCAATATTTACACCACCAACGTCTGTATTACTACCCGCTGTTGCACTATAATCTGATATCGCGTCTTTGCTCATCGAAGTAATCCTCTTTGTTGTTCTTGTTCTTGTTGTTCTTGATCTTGTAAAAATGCACTGACTGGTCTTTGCGCCAGTAATCCAGTACGTGTACCTGCTGCTATTTCTCTAGGGCTTGCTCCACCGACCAAAGGTAAACGACCAGTAAATCTACCAGTAAATCTTGGCGCGTCTATTGCACGTCTTGCTGCACCTATTGCTGAAGCACCCTCCCCAACAATACGCGGACTAACCAAACTAAAACCACCCACCGCTGTATCTAGGCCACCAACACCCGCACCAACACCACCAACTGCAACGCCACGTAGAAAGTCTTGTGCAATTAAGGGATTGGCTCGTCGTCCCGCTAACATTTCACGTAAGACTTGTGAATTTGGTAATTCTTCTAGTATTTCTTGCGCTATGTCATCGCCGCGACGTAGTGTATTATCTAATTTTGTCAAAACTGTCGATCGTGCAGCTGCCGTACCAACTTTTAGTTCTTGTTTTACCGCGTCGATGATCCGACTATCTTTTGCATATTCTTCAAATATTTCAGCGTATCTAGGATTTTTTTCTGCAATCTTAGTTCTCAGCTTATCCCTAATCGCTGAAAATGCAGCAGCTTCGGGTGTACCAAAATCTTTTGGTGCAAAGTCGTCCATACCTTGTCTAAGTTCTACTAAATCCTCTAATGTGCCGTCCGACTCTTTTAGAGGATTCATAACCTTAGTATTGATCTTCTTTAGAATTTTATCAGTAGCTTCGTTCTTCAAAATCTTTCTACCCTGCGACGCTCTGTAATCTGCCACCGATTTTACTATTTCGTCAATCTCGGCTTTTGTAAGTTTTGTTTGTTTTAGATCAATAGCGGCTGTAGAGTCCTCAAATTTCTTTTTTCTTCTTTTTTTAAGAACACCAAATTGTCGTTCTGCAAACCTTACAATACGTGAGTCTGGTATCTTACCCCGCATAGCTGCACGCGCTAAATCTCCTGCGCTCGGATCAGCTAACAGATCAATCGCTTCTTTTTTTATGCCAGTGGTAACACCAAGAACTTCTGATCCAGCGCGCCCTGCTAACCTTGCAGTTTGACTTATCGGCTCTGTAATTATTCTTGTTGGATCAGTAATCCTACCGGCTCTTGATATTATATCGGTAGCCTTTCCAGTAGCACCAGCGACTCTAAGACCAGCGCCAGCACCAGTTAAGAACAAACTTAGATCGGCTGCAAAACCTACTGGATTTGTTGCAAAACGCTCTTTTATTGCTTCGGCACTGCCGTATTGATCTTTTAAGTATTTTTTTAGTTGGTCTACGTTCTGCTCACTTTGTTGTTCGCCCGGTATAAGTTTCGATATTAGACCTTCTGATATTGCGCCAATACCTTTTAGAGTTCGTATTGGATTTGTAATTAAACCTACAAACGCGCGGCTCTCTGTTGCAAGATCGGGTAGAAAATTACTTGCGGCTCTGGCAAAAACATTTCTTGATTGCTCTCTTTCAGTGCGCTGGTCGCCACGAAATTTTATAAAATCTTCTGTAGCTTTAGCGTATTTTGGATCACGCTCCTCTGGACTTTTTAACGATTCCCGTCGTAACAGTAATTCTGTATCACGACTAATATTATTAAAATCTACCATGTCTATCCTATCTTAAATATTCTGCAAGTTCGTCATCTATTGATGTTGTATTTTGCCCTTGTGTCGTTGCAACGGCTTGTTGCGAAGATGGTGCAAGGTTGCTTTGTAGTGTTGTTATCGAAGAATTTAATTTATTGATAACTATCTGTTCGTTTTCATCTACCCACCTTTCTAATTTATCGAGTTCTTGAAAGAAAGCAGATGAATTTAAATTTAAGGAAACGACCGTATTTTCTAATCTTTGGCCTTCCGTATCTGTTACTTGGCCAACTGAAGCACCGCTAGATTTTAGCGCCTGCAAGTTAGAGATGAATTGTTTGTTTTGTAAACGAGCGATCGCGTCCTCAACAGCTTGCCTTGTGCCGGTTTGCGGTACAATTCGTGCGGCTGCGCCAACTACTCTTACATTTTTCCTTAAAAAATCTATGTCGTTAAGATAAGTATCTGTAAGTTGCTGCTGTCTTTGTATTGCAGTCCTATCAGTTTGTATCTGTTGTTTTGCTTTTATGTCAGTATCAGTGCCCGGTACAATTTCAGCGGTAATAGTACCGTCCTCACTTGTTACCAATCTGTAATCTTCTTTTACTTTTCCGTATGACGCCGGCAGTTCATTGTCATCATCATCTGCTGTACCAGTGAAGGCGTCTTTGATCGCAACAGCGTCAACTATGCTACCGCCCTCTAACAGTGAAATACCAGCGGCTATGTTACCAAAAGCTGTGGGACTGTCGAATACATTACGTAAGCCTTGTCCAAAACTAAATCGTTCTTCTTCTTCTTCCTCTGGCTCTACACCAGTATACGCGGCGTCTGTTCTCAACGCTGCCGGTACTGAAAATCCTGCTGGTTTACGTGCTTCAAGATCACGTCGAACGCTAATGTCCATATCACTGCCACGCGGTTGAGTGTTTACAAAGTCTGTACCAAACGGTGCTGTAGCAGTTACATTTGGTATTGTTGCGCCGCCGCTTGTTACGACGCCAGTTCCTCCACCTTGTGCATTATTACGCTGTCTTAGAAATTCTGATCTTAAACCACCCTCGCGTGGTCTTAAAAAATTAAGTACAGTTGCCAGGTCTTGACGACCGCGATCTTTCATAGTTACCATTACACTCCTCCAAAGTAGCTTAGGTTGATACCGGTGTCTGGTCTAACACCTGCTAGTCGACCTCTTTGTCTTTCAATTTCATTTCTTAAGGCTTCACGTTGCGCCGGTGTTAAATTTGCCACGCCAACTCTTGCTCCGCTTGGGGTTATACCAAATGGATTTATTGTCGCGTTCAATGTGTCATTGGCGAATGTTGTTGCTGGTAAATTAGGGTTTATAGATAATCCCGGAACACCTGCTATCAGTTCATTATAAGACGGCGCGTCTTTATCTAATCTTAGTCCTATATTTAGAAGATTAGACGCTCCACCGATATCAGCACCATATCCAGTAAGCGGTTTAAATCGTGGATCGGCTTGTCCTACGTTGGCTCTGATAAGATCAAGCGGTACGGCTCGTGCCCTAACACGCGGTATGCCAACGTTAGGGTTAATTCGATTGCTTCCTAATGGTGTAAATTGGGGTAAGATATTGTCTGCAAGACCTTCAATAGAGATACCTCTATTTGGGAAATATAAATCTAAGTTGTTACGTGTAAATTCATCTGTTGATCTACCACGACGCCCACCAGTCATAAATGGCATGCTATACGCTTCATCCGTTAGAAGTGGATTTCTATTAAAATATAAATCTAAATTATTACGTGTGAATTCATCTGTTGATTGACCAACACCTAATGGTGTGCGGAAACTAAAAGCACTAGCACCGCCGGGTGCAAAAGGTGGTATTCTATCTCTAACGTACTCTCTTCCATAAAACGGCTCAGCCGATCCTTGCTCTGCGGCTGCCGGACTAATATTTCTCATATCATTCGGCGTATTTAGTAATTGATTTAGATTTAGGCCACCAAATGCGCCAACATCACTTGACGCTGCAACGTCGTCCCTTCTCCGTCTATTTCTATCTCTAAAAGGCTCTTTAACTTTTTCACCAATTCGATTGGCATACGCTGCCGCTTTGTTTCTATTCTCATTCAAAATCTTGGCATAATCTGCTTTATCTTTTGGATCATCACTATCCCTTAAGTTCACGCCACCTCTGTATATTAAGCGACCAAATTTTGCCGATTCCTCAAGCTTTTTTAGCTTATCTCTCTCTTTTGATGTGCTCATATTGTTATCCTAATTAAAAATATCTCTTAATATTGGTATGCCTGCGGTTGTAAGTCCAAAGTCAGATAGTCCAGTTCCTAGTAGTCCTAATCCTAGTAAGCTACTACCAATGCCGCCGCCGGGCTCTTGTTGTGTAGTTGTTGTTCCAATGCCAACTTCGCCTGCACCAGCAGCTTGTAATAGAGCATTGAGTCTTTGTCTTTCTGCTTCGTTTTCCTCTGCAATACGTGCTTGCTCAGCGACAATATCTCTTGTGTCCATTGTCCTTTGTATATCGCCAGCGGTGCCAAGACCTTGTATTCTTTGTAGTTCTAAATTCTGTGCGGTTGGTACAGCTCCTATACCTTGAAGTTGTAATCCTCCAGCTAGACGTTCAGCGTCGATAATCTGTCCTGCAAGCTGTGCCCTTCTTTGTGCTTCAAAGTTTTCTTGCTCAGCAAGTAACGGTGCAGCTGCGGTTGTAATACCACGACCAAGTGCACTACCGAAAGCGTCGCTACCTAATCTACCGGCAGCAGAATATTGGGATGATATCGCATTTGTTTCATCAGCTATACGATCTCTAATTACTTGATCCAAAAACTCTGGATTTATTTGCCGATCAAACTCTTGCTGTAATAATGTAGGCTGTCCTATTTGACCCGATAACAGTCCACTTACAGCACCAGTGGCGTCTGCAATCAATCCAGTATCTCCACCAAATTGACTAAGCTGTTCTACTTGTTGTGTTTCAAAGGGATTTACTGGTGCAAATCTGTCGCCTTGAAAAACCTCTGGGTTGAAACTTCTTGCGGCGTCAAAGACTTCTTGTTGCACGTTTTGTAAATACTCCGGTATCTGAACACTTTGTGTTGTTGTCGATACTGATCTACCTTTACTCATTATCTAACCTCTTTTCGTATTGTATGTGTCTTGGTTTCCAGTCATACTTTTCTAAATATTTTGTCCACGCTGTACGGCCATATCCTTCGATATGTGTGCATTTATTTACTTTGCCTAAGTTCTCTAACACTGGCATAACAATCGGTAGCCAATCTTTCATACGCGATCCGGCTACAAAATCTATAGCAAGTGCTTTTGTCTTGGGATATTCAATTAACCTTGTTGTTAAGGTTGCGACTATCTCTAAATTTTCTTCTGTTTCTTCGACCACGATCCATAATATATACCCGCTTTCTTTTATTGCTTTGTATACATCATCAGTGCTAATACGATCCGGTGTAATACTTACCGCACGATTTATAATCGGCTCTGCATATTTCCATATCTCGTCCAGCTTCTCGGTCGGTACTGGTAAAAACTTCATCCTATTATGGTATAAATAAATGTCCTATCGGATTGTGAATTATTAGCATGTGTTATGGTAAATGAGCTATCAGCCCTCGCAGAAATAAACATGCCGCCCGCACCAACTTCTGCTGCCGCATTTGCAGTTGTTGGTGTAAAACTAATTACTGAATTTGTGCCGGCACGAACATCACTTACAGATGTTGTAGTAGTGCTGGCAGATAATGTAAAAGTGCCAGTTGCATTTGTCTTGCCGTCTAACATAAGATTTACGACACTTGCAACATCTCTAGGCGATCCGCCGGAAGCAGGTAGTTTCTTATAATTAAAATCTACCATTATCTTCTACCTAGCGCTTGACCTTCTACATCGACACCTAGCGCATATCTAAAATCGCCGGTTGTATCTAGCTTGACACGATGATATCGACCTTGCGCTCGTACATTACATACGTTGTCAGCATTGAGTGTACTTGCACTTGTAAATGACACATCATCAACTTGCTTTTGACGTGATCCAACACTAAGGCTTACAGTTGGTTGTACTGCTGGATTTTTAGATGTTATATATGGTGTTACATTATTTATTAGACTCGATCGTAACGGCGCAATCTCAAACTCTCGTGATGTAATACTGGCATTTAGCGTGCTACCAGTAAATGTTGCTATTTTCTTATCTTTAGAACACGCTAGTATAAAACTTTCTCCCTCATATATCGGACTATCAAGTGTAGTTTCTAAGGAGTCGATACTGCTACTAATATTATCTAAGCCTTCTAATGTCGTTCCTGGAACGAGTGTTTGACCTACAAACTCATGCGCCGTTTCAATCAAACTCCATTTCTGTACCGCATAATTATATGCAAGCATACGATCGGGATCACCGTTTGAAGAATTACTAGCATAAGACCACATAACAACTTGGTTTCTAGGATCGATTGCGCAACTCAGTCTATCAGTCAATGCTGGGTTAAGATCGTCTTGAAAAAACTGATCGACCTTCTCTGCGCCGATCGGTATCGAACGATTACCGTCAAACATAAAAAATCCGTCTGGTGAATAATAGAATATGGCGTATGTACCTAGAGCCGCTACACTATTCGCTAGTTCACATCCATGATTTGTTTCGATCTTCTCAACAGAGAATATGATAGGAGAGCCAACATACTCTAATCTTGCTATTGCTCTTTCCAGCAACACAATACCGTATTGTCCTCCAACGACTGCTGTTATGTGCCCGGCGTCTGGTATTGTTTGAATATCTGTTTGATTAGTGCCAATAGTCCAATCAGTAGGATCATTGAGGGCAGAAAAATAAATACGATCAGAGTGAGTATTGCCACTATACTTAACATTACCAGTGACAACAAAATCTCGTACAACTGCAATGTGCTTCGCCGCAGGCGCTCCACTAATAGGATCAAAATTGCTTGAAGATTCTGCATTGAATTCTTGTAAGGCTTGATTGTGTCCACTCGCCGCGATTATACTGTCCCCAAATTTTACAAACTTCCATATATCCCTCGTTCCCAATGAATAATTACCACTCGTTGAAACATTATCTAAATTTGAATTTCCAGCATTAAATTTATAAATCTTTGAGCTATCACCCGCAAAGATCGATACTGTTCTGTCTTGCTTTCGAGTTGAAAATATACCACGTATATAGTTATCAGCCGCGTTCGATAGTGCAGCTGGAGATTGCATAGGTTTATAACCTCTAATGCCCGGCAAAACATTCTTTGCTTCGAGCACTCCGCCGTTACCAAGATCACTCTGATCCGGTAGCCATTCGCCAAATTCTATCATTGTAGTGTACTCCATTCGGGACTATCTGACACGATCTCTGTCCACGTTTCGTTTCCAGCAGAAACTTCTGTCCACGTTTCTCCGCCTGCCGGTATGTTTGTCCAAGACTCGCCTAGTATCTCGCCTAATACATCAGCAGTGAGTGTAATCGTTTCACCTGCGGACATTTGTAAGATACGACCGAAACCGCTTGACGCTGCAAGAGAAATAGTTGAGTCAGCACTTGCTTCTAAAATAATATTGAAACTTGATGTTGCATTTATTGATATTGCAACACTTTCTGATACTGTTTTTATTAGACCTGCCGCACTACTTTCTGTAATAGCAATCGATACAGCGCCACTGGCAGATAGTATAAGCTGACTGGCACTTGATTCTGTTATTGATATTGTTACTGCTGAAGCTGCGCTAAGTATTAAACCTGCGGCAGCAGATGTTGTTACTGCCATTGTTACTGCCGCAGCCGCACTATGTAATGTTAGGTTGTCAAGCTCTTCTAAGGTAAAAGCGTCTAAGCTATCCATGTTACCAAAGGCGTCAAGTTCCTCCAGCGTTGCCATAATACTAAGCTGCTGTTATATCGAGTTCACCTGCGGCGATACGTAATATGTCGCCGGTGCTAACCGTTTTGGCAGCGCTAAATGCACCATGTATTAGTAAGTTTCCGCTTGTACTAGCGTCAAACAAGCCAAAATGCGATACACTGCCCCACGAACCGGTGGCCTGGTCAAAATCGACATTATTTGTGTTGTCTGATACACCACCACTTGCAGCGTCAAAAGCGATTGACTTCCTTGTATATCCGTTACCACTTAATTCTGTACCACTGTTATCATCGCCGAATGATCCAGTGCTGAGTCCGATAAATACTGTACTCGCAGGTGTGTATGCTGAATTTCTAAGAATATGATCTAAAATCTCGTTCTCTAAAAAATTACTCATAGCTGACATTGTTATAATCCTCCATAATTTGTTCTCATTTCAAGACCGCCGCCAAATCTTGCGCGGTGTGTATCTCTTACTATTTCATCCATAATTCTTGTAAATAATTGGTCATATTGCACTGCTCTGTTTTCATCGAGTAGAAATGTATATGCTGCTGTTAATGATCCATACAAGTAAGCGTCGGGGTGTCGACTTAATACAGTATTAGAAGTGTTAGTATCTGACAGCGCAGATAATCCTTCTCCATAAATTATTTCAATAGTTTCAACAGAGTCCGGTACTGGCCTAAGTTGTAACTCAGTTCCAATAACTGTATATGCTCTGGGCTGTCCAGTGCCTTCAGACGGATAATCTGTATATAGTTCTTTTGGTGTGTAATAATCTAATATCTTTACTTGTGCGGTATTTAATTTTACGGATCGTATTTCACGAAGATCAGTCGGTAATGATATAAAGCCGTCGCCTACAACAGTAGACGCTGTTGCCCTTCTTTCTTGAGAACGTGAGTCTAATTCACGTCCCATACGTGCTTCAGCCAATTCTATAAAATCTGGTATCTGTGATGTTAAATCATCTCTTGCTAGAAAGTTTGCAATCGATGTTTTAAGATCAGAATAGGTTGAAAGTGCCATTATATTAATCTTCCGTTACTTGTTCTAAACGCTTCGTTATCTTTATCTTGTAGCCACCTCATCCACGCCTTTGGATTATCTCGTGGGCTACCAAACTTCAATAGAAGTTCGTGATATAATACTGACGGTATCTCGCCGACTTTCTGCCAGTGCTTTTGAGTGTTGCCAATCAAATCGCCCGGTCTATGTAAATCTTTTTGTTTCTTTGCTAGATCCTTAACTGGATCAATCTTTTGTTGTGTACTTACGATATATTCTCCACCGGCGTCATCGTATTCCATAGTAGTTTTTTTGGAAACACCGTCGGTGTTCATTGTGATTTTTTTACTCATACCTACCTCAAAATGAGGGGGTTTTTACACCCCCTCGTGTCTTATAAATACTATGATGTATTTAGTCCAAAGATGAAAGCGTGTGCTTTCGGTGCTTCAACGATCAGACTCCATTCATAAAGAATTGCGAATTTGGTCGCGTCGCCGGTTGGCGCTACATCTGAAACACTGAAGTTACGTCCCGGTAAGCTACCGATTGCAACATAGTCTTTGTCTATGACATACATTTCAGAGTTTGGCGCTTGTCTGTCAACAACTGCTTCTACAGTACCGAAGTCTGAAAGGAACAGACTTACTGATCCAACGATCGCCGCTTCTTGCGGTGCTGTTGAAGTAATTTGGTTTGTTGCAACAGAGCCAGATGATAAACCAGAGAAAGCAACTTTGTTTGCAGGGCTCATCACTAACAATGACGGTGCACCACCGTCCTCGTATGCTTCTTTGATTGCCGCTTCAATTTGTGCAAGTGTAAGTGCTCTTGCTGTACCAGTTAGGTCAGCAGTGTCACTACCGTCGCCCGTCGCGTGTCCCATGTCTGATGGTTTGTCACCATTTGTAAGCCATGTTAGTAGTTTAGCTGTCTTTCGTGGATCGGAAGAAGATTTTGCTTCATTCTTGAATAAACTCTTTTCCACGTCCCTACGAATTTCCAGTCCTTTTAAAATTTTAACGTACGCTGTTTCTCTTGCTCTACCAGCTGTATCAACGGCGTCTAATGTGCCGGATACACTAGCTGCTTTTGCTGAGATTTGACAAATATTTGAAAATCTAGTCGGTGCGCTTGGATTTACATAACTGTAGTCTGCGCCCTCATTTACATGGTTGTCATCAGCTGCGGCAGCAAGTTCTTGGACGAGCCAGTCATGCTGTACGTTGTTGATTGTTTTTTTAGCTGCTGCTGTGAACAATGGAGTTTCTGACGGATCGATACGATATATCACATCCTCCAGACTTTCTCTTTCGCCCACACTAGCGGTAGTTGTATACGTAGCCATTATATCCTCCTATTGGTTACGAGTTAGCATATAAGCCAAAGCGTCCTCTTTACGCCCAGACTTGCTCAGTTTGTTCAAAGCAGTTTCCTGCTTTTTGTCTACGACACTCTGCTGTGATTTAGGTTGTTTTGCTTTCAACATTTTAGGCGCGCTCTTTACTTTTTTCCTTACAGCCGTTTTCTTCGTTTGTAAGTTGTCGTACATATACGCTCTCCTTAATAGATCAACAATCCTGGAATCTACTGTGTTTGCAATCTCTTGATCGCTAAAACCAAAAGTCTTTGCATAATTTACAATATCGCTCTTTTCTTTACTGGCTATAGCGGTATCTCTCCATTCGGGAATACGCTCAATCAGCTTTTGCTGTTCGCTTGCTATCTGCCTTTTTTGTAAATCCATTTGCTCTTGTTGTAATCGTTGCATGGCCACTTCACGATCTCTGATAGCGTCTTTCGCTTTCATGTATTCCATAGGATCAGTATCGTATAGTTCTTGCCACTGCTCTTTTGTTAGATTACCAGTATTGTTTTGCTCAATTTGTTGTTTCAAAATCTCTACGTTCTCAGCATAGTATTTTCGCTCTGCTTCTAAACTTGCTTGATCTGCTTGTACGGTCTTTCTTTGTTCAGCGACATCTCGCAATCGTTTTTGTGCAGTCTGCTCAAGTTGGTATGATTTGATTAAGTCCTCCGCAGATACTTCAATCTCCTCTCCGTCTACTTTCGCAATATAAATATCATCAGTGATTTCTTCATCATTCTGCTCACTTTCTGCTTCGTCTACAGCTTCATCAGATTGCTCGTCTGCGAGTTCTGCTTCTTCTGTTTCCTCCACTTCATCAGTCGATACTTCTTGTTGAGTATCATCAGACTTTTGAACATTCTCGTCTACCTTTGCAGGAACATCATTATCCAAAAGTAAATTGATAGCGCTATCAGTCGTTAAGATATTGCTATCTATGTTAGTTCCATTTTCGGGAATACTAGCCATTTTCTATCTCCATGCTTGTTGTTATTTTTTAAGCATGCTGTCAATTTGCTCTTTTGCAAAATTGCCGGAAGCAATAATACTGTCAATCTGTCCTTCGATTTCAGTTAGTGCTCTAAGCAAATAGAAAGCATGCTCACGCTTATCCACATCATCCAAATCAGCACTCGACCAATCTGTGATGTAAGAATTTCGTAATTGCTCAAAAATTTGTTTTAGTAGTGGATTGTTTCTTAATAATTCAGCTTGCGATCCACGACTTCTTTCTTCGTCTAACGACATGAGAATCCTTATGCTCTAGGTAGATTTGTACTTACTTCGCCACCTAGTTGTAATTTTTGACGTCTTAGATCAAGTTCTGCTTGGAGTTCAGCTTGTCTAAGTTCTAATGTTCTTTCAAATTTCTCACGCTCTAGTTGTATTTCTAGTAGCATTTTTTCTCTCTCTAATGCTATATCAGCTTGTATCTTTTCACGTTCTGCTGACACTGCCGCTTGTTGTGATTGTCCTTGTGCAGCCTGCGCTTCTCTTGACGCTAATATTTCATCAATCTGATTGGCATTATTGAAAAATTGTTCTGTATCTTTGAAGCCTGCCATTTCAATTATCTTCGATAATGTATTGACATATTGACTTGGTTTTACGACTGGATTATCCATACCGAGTGTTTGGATTAGTTGTTCTTGCTTGCCGGCTATTTGTAGAAGCATAGCCATTTTTTCTTCTTCACGTCCGTTGCCTAATCCAACTTCAACTTTAATATCGTACTCATTGTCCCAAGCCTGCGGATCGATTGATACATATTCGTTTCTAATTCTAATAGTTTGTGTCGCTGTCATGTGCTTTTGACATAAATGAAATACTGTCTTTGCCAAATCACGACATCCAGTTTCCGCGAACACCCGCGCTATCATTTCTACTTTTAACTGCGCACCTTGTATCGTGGAGTTGACCGCTGCCGCCGTTGTCGACTGTAATGACTTAGGATCAAGACCTAGACTTGCTTTTGAGAATCCAGTTCTTTGATCTCTCACTTGGTCGATATATTCCAACATAGCAAATCCGGACGCGCCGATAGGCGGTACGTTTAGTGCCTGCACCATACCTGGCGCTCTCATTCTTACAATGTTGCCCGGTCTTGAAGATAGTAAGTCATCGAGATTGACTTGCCCTTCGACAACGCCCACGCGTGAGTTATTAGTGAGATACATATTGTCAAGCAACTGTCTTAAAATTGTCGATTTGATAAGTTGTAAATCTTTGACTAATTCTGCAACTGAACGACCGACCATTCTATGCGGCATAAGTATTGGGGATACAATAGAAAATGGTACATGGTCAAATGGCTCATTCTCTAGTATGTGATAACCTTCGCCAATAGTAAGAACACGTCTAAGCTCTGGTATGTTATCGCCGTCAAAATCTGCACGTATATATAGTTCAGTAACAAGTACCTCGTGCATTGTTGGATCGTTAGACTCATTCGATCTGCTGTTCTCTACATCTTGGAAACGCTGTTGCTTTTCTGCTTCGTTATCAAGTTCTTGATATCCGGAATAACGTAAGACTTCTTCATAGTCAAATCCGTCATTAACGAGATCGCCAACTTTACGTGTTGATCGCTGTCCTACAAGATCAGCAGTATCTAGTGATACAGCTCTACGTGAGAATACAAATTCTTCCGGTGGTACGTTGTCTATTTTGATCCTACCGGAGTTTATCTTTCTTTTTATATCGACGCTAATATTTCCAGCAATCGCTTCTACAACATCGAGTGCATTATCAATATTCTCATCTTCTTCTTCATCATCTGTTGCACTTGTCTGTGCTACTATCTCGACATCGGGATCATCCATGAGGATCGTAACTTCATCTTCAGTTAATCCTTCATAGCTTTCTTCTACAACTTGAATATCCTCGTCCCAATATGTTTTGAGAACCCCTACTTTGAACAGTAAACTATCTTTAAAAAAGTTATAGAGTGAAGTAAAACCATTGTTCTGACAGTTTATGACGTAGTTTACCATATCACTGGCTTGTTCTGCTGCCTTTACATCTTCCGAGTTCTTTGCGATAAAACGTGCAAAGGTATCGCTTGAAGCAAACATCTTCATCAAACTTGGTAGCATGTATTCGATCGTATCTGATACTTCGCTACATACGACTTGTGATCTGTTTTCTTGTTCATTACCAAATGGCTCTGCAAGATAGTAATCAAGCATTTCTGCTCTATGACCTGCAAAGTCTGTATCGTAATAATTTACTGCGTCCTCGACTTCATCCTTTATAAGAGATTCAAAATCCCTATCTGTCATCTTTGCCATTATTTTTTACCCTTTTTGCCTTTTCTAAGTTTTGCAAAATCAGCACCAGTAATTTTATTACGTGGCTTGGCAACTTTGGCTAATTTTTTTTGCTTTGTGCTGTATCTAGTCATCGGCATATTACTTGTCCTTTAAATAGTTTCTCAGATCGTTTTTCGTCATCGTACCGCGTCGTTTGCTAATGTTCTTGACCTTTGGCATAAGATCACGTTTCTCTCTGCTCTGTGGCTGCGTAATCGCGTTTATATCAATATCCGCAAGCGCACTGAAACCTCTTAAAATTTTCTTATCGTTCATCTATATTGCCTTGTTTTCTTTGCAATCTTTTTTGGCTGCCGTACAAACTGCTTGCCAGCTTTCATGCCCTTACGCTTCGCTCTTGACGTCGCGGCATATTCTGCGGAAGAAAGAGATTTGATCGCAGCTTCGGGAAGATATCTTTCTCCAGTATCTTGACTTCTTTTGCCGGACTTTGTGCGCCACTTCTGCGACGTCCATTTCTTCAAGGACATCTGCGATTTTTTGAGCGCCATTATTTTCCAATACCTTTCATGGCCCTCTTATGTGCAGCCATAAAAGTCATACCTTTCATCATATCTTTTCTCATACTATCCATGTGTTTCTTTGTATGAGTGCCTTTTGCTTTGTGACGTTTCAAGGCGTCCTCTTGACGTTTTGTTAATTGTTTCTTCATATTTGATTTGTTTGGCATTTTCATTATTTATACCCTCCTCCTTTTTCCTTATATCTTTTCGCCAACATTTGTGCTTTACGTGCTGACCATTGTCCCGGCTTACCGCCTTTACTAGAAGCCATAATGCTCTTGAAAAGGTTTTTTCTCATGGTTGGCTTTGTGTAATTACCTGCTTCGTTTACTCGGCTTTTTCGCTTTTTTGTTGCCATTTTTCTTTCCCATTTTTTTTGCTGGTTTTGCTTTTCTCATTCCGCCATATCCATATCCGGGCATATTACTCTCCTATTTCTTTTTGTTACGATTTGCAAAGGCTCTCGCCTGCTCTTTTGATGAGAATCCCCAAGCGTTCAACGCTAGTTTCAATCGTGTAGGACGCCCCTTCTCATCTTTCAGAGCGCCTTTCATACCACCAAAACGAGCGGCGAAACTAACGCGACGTGGACTTGTGCCAGTCTTAAGTGGTCTTTTAAGATTGCTGCCTTCTTTTCTCTTAAAGAAATCACGACCTTCTTGATTGAGTCCGCCTTTTGGGTTTTGAAATTTCTTTGCTACCATGTGTACTCCTGCACCACCTACAACAATCAGTGATGTGTATAAAAAATTTTATCGCTTGAAACTTTGTTAGTAGGTGGTTTTTATTCTGGAATGAAGCGAATGTGTGTGTCGGTAAATATTTGATCCACCGCTTCACGTATCTCATTTTGATCCATGCCTTGACAAAGCATGATCTCTTTTGAAACAAGCAATATTGCCGTAACTATTGTATCTCCACTGGCAATACCAGCTTTCATCCAATCACTGACTTGATCTGCCAAGAAGTTACAGCATGACATGATTTCGTCATTGTCATCATATTCAATTAATACTTTGCTATCTATTGGGAAACGTATGATGTTGTTGTCGCTCATACTATCCAGCCGCTATTACCATATTCTATATTTTGTTTAAATTTATATCCAGCGCCACTTCCGTTTGCTCGTGCTGCAATACTGGCAAAAGTAAGCATAAGAGCGTCGGCAACATCTGGACTTCTAAGACCTCTTTTTTTCAACTGGTCTTTGCTTTCTACTTTAAATTTACCAGACGATAATATTTCGTATCTCACGTTTGTAATTTCGTTTACTAATTCTTCTTGATCCGGTATTGACACATCTTTCTGTTCAAGCCATTCCCGGCATTTAAACCATAGTTCATCGCGCAAGCGCATATACCGATCACTAAGACTACTGCTTTCTGCAACATTAATACCACGAGCCGGCATATCCAGTTCGACTAAACGATCGACAACACCAGCGCCCAAACCAATACTATCTACTAAAATCTCGCTTGGTCTATCGCCATAAGGCGTAGACTCGTATTCTGCCATAATCATTCCGACAGTCTGCATGAGGTCTTTGTCGCCCCAATGCTTGATTGGCTCTGTAATGACGTTACCGCGCCGTTTACATAGCGCACATCTATCACTGCCATGCCTAGCTATATCAACTCCCCATACTGGCATGATCTCTAAGGGGTCAACGGCTCGATCGATCGCAGACTCGACCAATGCTCTTGATATGATCGAATTATCATCACTCGTTGGTGGTAAACCTAAAACCCGGACTCTGTAGACGTTACTATCCTCGCCATATTGTTTTTTCATATCTTCAATATATTGTGGATCAACTGAGTCTGCTTGCAAACACGATACAGTTTTACGTGTCCAAGATGATTTATTTCTCTCAAACGAATCAAAGAAGTAGCCGGTACTTCTGTTTGGATTTCCCACCATGATTGTTTTAGCACCGCGTGTACTCATAGCACCTTGCGCTGTTTCGAAGATAATATCGGGTATACCGGACGCTTCATCAATAATAAACAGCATGTTAGGACTGTGATAGCCTTGTAGCGCTTCCGGGGACTCCCTACGGCTTGTTCTTGCCACACAGAAGCTATCGGGTGCATTTTTCAAGGAAACCTTATCAGCGCGAAACTCTAGCTGATCTTGAAGGCCTTGCGGCATACGTTTATGCCACTTCTGTAACTCTGACCATAGCACCTGCTCTAGCTGTGAAGCTGTGTTGGCAGTTGCCGCGACCTTACAAGGGTAGTGTGTTAACAGCCACCAAAGTATCGTCCAGGATAAAAATGTTGTCTTTCCGACCGCGTGCCCGGAACGAATGGATAGTCTATTCGTCTTTGTGATAGCACGTAACGCTTCCCTTTGCCATTTCTGTGGCTCTGCTTGTAGGCAGGACTTCACGAACAGCACTGGATCATCGCGCAACTTACTTAAAGTATCAGCCGCATTCTCTACGCTTTGATTCATGCAAAAAAGAAGCCATAGTAAAAACTCGCGGAGTCAAAAACTATGGCTGCCTATATAATTAAAAAATTTTTTATGGGGTGTCAATATAAAAGAAAAGCCCCCTAGGGGGGGCTCATCTGTTCACCAATGCGAAATTAACAATTAACATTCATTAAAATCTAGTTACCTATAGCAACATAATGATATTTGTATCTTATAGTGTTATCGGTGTCAACGAATAATTATTCGATATCCCCAGTTAAAAAAATAAAATTTTTTTGTGAGGGGGGTATTACAAATATACCGGCCGCCGCAGATCGAGCCGAGGGGCTCTGTCCAGAAAGTCGCTTCTATCTGGGAATTTGGCAAGCCTATATATAACCTATTGTTTTATATATCTTTTTTATCTTCTTCTACGGATATATTATCCGCTGAATTATCCGGCGTGATGTCTATCACGTTATCGATCCGCGCCTGCACGTCCGCGAGCGCATCCACGAAGCCCGCTTCCACCTTCATGTTTACTTCACTTGGCAAGAATTTCGATAAACTTGCGAGCACTTGCGACGCCTTGCCGTTTAACATTTCTTCGGCGAGCAGCATTTCGAGTGGCTGCCCGCGATCCTCGAGAATATCAATACTCTTTCTGATGTGATCGCGTACAGTTTCAATGGTCGATCGATAAGGGCGCGAAGTGCCACGAGGTCGACCGCGCGCCATTTTTCCGGATTTATTTATTAATTTATTAGTCATGACTCAATATTAATATAATTATAAAATAATGTAAATAACTATTGACTTACGAATAATTATTCATTATAAATTGTATAAGAAAGTTTTACACTTTTATTATTATTAAACTAGCGGAGAAAACAAAATGAACAATACACCGAAAATTTGGCTTGGCTGCTTAGCCGCCTACAATGCCGGCAATTTGCACGGCGAGTGGATCGACCTACCACGCGACGCGGACGAAATGCAAGCGGCGCAGGATAAGATTATTAAATCATCGCCGGCAGTTGATAGCGAAGAATTATTTGTCGCAGATTATGACAACTGCGCCAATCTTGGAGAATATCCAAATTATGATGACCTTTTCGAGTTGGCGGCGGCTTATGACGCTTGCGACGATCCGGAAATAATCGACGGCTTAATATCATTAGGCTTGAATATTTCCGAACTAGCCGGCGCGGTCGATGACGTTTCAATATATAAAGATTGGGATAGTTTAGTAGAAGATCACGCCGAAGTGTATTACGGCGAATTTATCAATAGTAGAGCCGGCGTATATTTTGATTATGAAGCGTTCGAGCGTGATTTAAACATTGAATTAACCCATTTTGAAACTAAGAGCGGCGCGGTAGGCGTTTTACATGCTTAAAATCAAAATAACCTTATTTTTAACCGGCGTTATCATCGCGGCTTGGCTCGCGGCGGTAACGTCTTTATTAATCTTTTTAAACTAGCGGAGAAATAAAGATGAATACATTACCAACAAGCGACCTTGTTCGCTCTCTTAAATATAAAGGGTATACAATAAACATTTATAAACAAGCGCCGGACTTTCCGGAAGTGTTAAACGATGATTTTAATTTTGATACTACTGAATTAGATATTTATCACTGTAAAGGCTCTTACTCTTACGAGATATTAAACGGCAATAATGACGTAGAAGAATACGACGATCAGTCCATGTATGACGTCGGCGCGTGTATA